TTAATTTGTCGATTATAGTTTCGTTTCTTTGCCACATGACTTGCTATTTCTATATCTTCCCAAAACATTACTTTTTGTAACTGTTCACTATTCATACGATTTTTCCTTTTATTAGTACCTGTTAAAAGTAGTTGCCATAGAAGGGTATAAGTACCATTCATCTTTCTTTACTAATTTCAATCTTCTCGCTAGTCTGCGGCTCTTTATAACTTGACTGGCTTCTGTTAGTGTTTCCTTTAAAATTTTATTTGTTACTATCATAACTTTTTCCACGTCTTCTACTATTTTTTCCCCCTCATAGTATAAACAATTTGTATGGTCGTAATGATTTTTAGCTTCTTGTAAAATATGATGCGGCACAGAATGCGTAGTCATGGCGAAATCGTCAACACCCCCTGATGCTTCGTGTCGATGTCCATCTTTAAAATCCATTTTAAACGATTCTTGATTTCTTTTTGTGTGGTGTTTTTGACTACATTTTCTAGAACAATATAATGCTCTAATTCGTGAGTGGCTTTTTTCACAATGTAGACATTTTCGTTTTTTAGTCATGTACTTACTTAGTTATTAATAGTAAACTAAAGTATATAACCGATTATTATGTATTTAAAGCATTATTAATGTAATGTTTTTTGATTAATTTCATCTGTATCGATATTAAGTTCTCCTTCTATACTAGTGTAGCTTTCTAAAGCAAGATCTATCATCCAATACATACTGTTCAAAAATTCAACACTTTTATGATTCTCACCGTGTTGTGCTGCTGCTTCAATCATGCTTAAAACTCCAGCAAATATTAAACTAGAGGGAACAACATGAGCAGGCAACTTTTCATTTTCTATCAGTGTTTTGGTAAAGTCTAAAATACGTTCTGCCGTTTCAGTAGAGTTAAGGACGATATCTACAAACAATTTTTTCATATCATCGTCGTTTTTATCGTCCTCACCCATTATTATTCAGCCTCGGCATGTTCTTAAACATTATAACAAAGAGTCCATAACCAAGTTTCAAACTCTATCACAGCAGTAGTTTCTGTGTTTTGTCTAAATTTCCAATCTTTACTGAGTACATTTAAAGGTAAACAAACTCGTATGGGTTGGTGATTATATTTCCATATCAAAACAGGTATATTGCCCGCACGTGCTGTTACTGTTTGTTCCCACCAATCTTTTTTGTACCAGTTGCCAGACGCATATCGTTTACACTCAATAATGTGATTTGGCAACTCTAAATCTCCCAGACCTTTTTCTTGATATTGATCTAAATTTCTTTTAACTCTAGGTACATCTTTGAACTTAGGAAATCTGTCCTCATTAGTTTCTAAAAACTCATTAATCTTACTGGCTATGTCTCTTTCAAAAGACGCGCCTTTATTCCTTGAATTTATCTTACCCATATTTTGATTTGATTAACCTCACATCGTTTATCCGTAACCACTCTCTCAACAAACCATTGATTTCTACACTGTCTGATTCAGGACGGGCACGTTTAATTTTAGCATAAGCACCGTTGTATCTTTTTAACCCTTCGTAATAATTTCCATTCCCTAGTTTGCAAAACCGAATAATTTGCCAAACTCGTTGTTTTGTGATTTTATGCTTAAGACCTATGTCTTCTAGTGTTAGATTATTGTTGTTATAGGTCATATATATATTGAAATATATTTTTTTAAGGTTAGCTCTTGCCATTGAAATACTCTCTGTAGTCTATAACATCACCCCAACTTTTCCCTATTTCTCCATCTACTTTATTGGGTACTTTTAACTTAACACAGTCTCGCATTATTTCCATAATTTTTTCACAGTCTTTTATGTTTTTTACGGATATATTTAACTCATCATGAACTTGAGTGTGGGCTATAATACCTTCTTTATGTAGATCTAACATAGCCTGCTTTGTCATGTCTGCAGCAGATCCTTGTATTAATCGATTCATAGCTTTATATGTGAAAGCGCGTTTTAACTGCCCTCCATATTCCTCCATAGCTTTATCGATAGGATATGGGATAGCTCTCCTATCTATAGGTTCGTATAAGTTAAACCTACACTTACGCCCTAGTATCGTATTGACATACCCTCTATTAGCCCCTTGACGCGCTGCGGAGTCCCTTAAACCCCTTACGAAAGGTACGCGCTTATGATACTGGTCAAAAAGGAGCTCTGCCTCCTCTGGGCTAATACCTAATTGTTTCGTTAATTTTTCTTTACCCATCCCATAGCTGAGTCCTAAGTTAATCAACTTAGCTTCTTTACGGCTTATGTTAGCCATGTCTGCCACTATTTGATGAAAATCTGCATCGTCGTCGTGGTACTCTATCGCTGCTTCTTCCGCACCGTCTTGATGTGTTAAAACAGAATAGTGCACAGTAAGTCTAGGCTCTTGCTGAGAGTAATCAAAACAACCCCAGTGATGACCTTCTTCAGGTATAAACAGACTGCGAATAAGTGGACCAATGACAGGATCTCTAGCAGGTACTTGTTGGAGATTAGGTTTTGAACAACTGAACCTACCCGTTACCGTACCACCGTCATCAGACCGTAAAGGATGGAGTTCTCCATGTATCCTGCCGTCTACTAAATGTTCTAATATCATTTTATCTATGAAAGTAGTTCTAGCTTTATTGAGCTTTCTAGCTCTAGCTATTGTAGAGGGTAACTTGTGGTCGTGCGCCTCTAACCAACTAGCTTGAAAACTAGGCGCATCTGTTTTAGGTGTTCTAGGGTACTCAAGTCCAGCACGGTCAAATACCTGAGATAATGATTGTGCTGCCCAAAGGTCTGGCTTAAGACCGTACCACCTGTGTATTTCTTTTATTAATTTATTTTCTTCTGTCAATAGCTGTTTTTTAACCTGTTGCGCTTTGTCGGTATCAATCCTCACCCCTCGCATACGCATGTCGATCAAAGTAGGTAGTAAAGAACTTTCTAGGTTATATATGTCGTGAATATTTTCCTTATGTATCAAGTGTTTCAATTTTTGCCACAGCCTATAGGTTAAGTCAGCGTCTTGTTCTGCATATGTTCCAACATATTCAGGAGGCAAACGATACATTTCTGCTTTAGGATTTACCCCGTAAACTTGGGCGGCTTCTATTAACATAGTCTCATCTTTTTCTTCATTTAGATATAACTTACCTATTTTATTCAATGAGTACCCATATTGATTTTCGTTTAATAACGGTGCTGCCATCATAGTATCGTGAATTTTACCGTTGATAGTAAATCCTTCTCTCATTAACCAACCTACGTCATACTGAGCATTGTGGAAAACTTTATCGTTAGGCGCTTCTAGTTGTTTTTTAAGCCACCTGTAAACCACTTGTTTATCTAAATTACCACCTACTTCATGCGCTACTGGAAAATAAGCTCTGTAGTTTTCACTAGCTATCGCAATACCTATGATAAACCCTCTGTCTCTGAAAGCCCATCCTGGACCATGGGACATAAGCCATGGATCTTTAGTTTCTAGGTCTATAGCTATGGCTTTTTGTCCCGTTAAATCAGGGAAAGACGTAGGGGCTGACCACTGTGTGTCAGGTGGAAATAAAGGGTCTTGCATTATTGTATTGCCTCTGTACACATATTTTCTTTACCGAAATGACACCACTTGCAACCAAACCTAGAAGGTTTAGCTGGGAACTCTGTTGCAGTAGTCATAGCCATAGCTCTAGCATGTATCCTTTCTTGTTTAACTTTGATACTTGCCGGTGTGTATATGTATCTATCTATCTTACCGTGGTCTAAATACCACATCTCAGTAACTATGCTTTCAAGTTCTGGGTATCGTTTAAGGGCTACCGAACCGTAAAACTCACACTGTTCTCTGTGCGCTTCTTGATTACCTTGATACCTACCTGTTTTAAAGTCTATTACTCTTGCCTCATTACTTATACCTTCTTCATAAACAAACGCATCGACCTTTGCTCTGCCCCAAGTATCCTCAGCAAACCAACCTGTTTTTTCCCACTCTTTAGTTATAGCCCAATCACTTTCACATATAACATGACCGTAAAGGTATAGTTCTTTAAGGGAATCAAAAGCCTCTTCAAACTCTGATAACTCTTTAGGAATGTTATCTATATTACCCCGTATGTAATCTTCACATAACTGATGGATATTTTTACCCCTATCCATTGCAGCACTTCCTGGCTCTTTTATCTTTTTTATAAACTTAAACTCTGCTTGTTTAGGGCATCTTTCATAACAACCTAATCTACTGTAAGACCATTGATATATCATAATTTTCTCTCTAACCATTCTAGACACGCTTTACGCCAATCTGTAGCTTTACACTCTTCTATCTTTTTCATGGCTGAATCTATGTCGTTATTTTTCCAATGTGCCCAAGTATCTTGGATAGGGACAGCTACGTCTCCCCAAAAACTATCTATTCCACCTAATGTTGATTGACGTAGTTCTTTAAAAGGTTCTCTTTTCAAAAAGACTTCAAGTTCGTAGTCCCACCTAAAACCTGAGTTTTGATGAAAAGGTGGTTCATACTTTTTATTCATCATAGGATATGGGCTCACTGATCCTTTTATGTAAGGATTCATTCTCATTTTATTATGAGGTAAGGACTGTACATAATAGTCTAGTATATCATCTTCTACAAACTTCTGTAAAAGATCATCAAAAATATCTTTATAAGCATGATAACTGTCACTAACTTGATTATACACACCTACTTCGACACCAAGCCTACCTGCCATATATTCTTGAAGCATAGACATATGTACGGCATTAGCACCGTATGCTCCCCAAATAATATCATTAGACCTATTTGATACGGTCATGTTTAGTTTTCCGTCTCGTATTTTAAAATATACACACGTATTACAGGGAACGTCTTTACCTTTACGAGCTAAATCTTCTATACCCCACATTTGTAAAACGGCACGTCTATTTTCAGGGTCTCGGTCTAGCATGTGTGTTATTACATCTAATTGATCTATTTTTCGTTGATCTATTTTGAAAAACCTGCGCCACCGCCACCCGTATGCTCCCCATAGAATCTTGTTATCATCGCTGTAGTTTTTCATATTTTTAGCATAGTGATACATAGTTTTTAAATCATTTTTTCCAGCCAGCATCCACAATCCTTCCATAAAATGAAAGAATGGATTAGCATTACGGTGTTCCCAAAACATAACTCGTTCAGTAGGTTCGCTGTATACTGTGGTTACAGGAGTAGGGGCTTCGTAAACCACCCCATTTCTACTACCTTCTAAACACACTCCAGTTTCCGCTAATAAATCTAACCCTCGGGGCAGTGCTTCGTGTACATTTCTAACTTTGATTACTTGCATTTTCTACACCTTCTTTATATGCTTTTTTCCAACCCACTATTACGTCTTTACGAGGTAAACCATTCCACGCAGTTTTAGTTTGTTTTTCAACTACTTTGACACAAGTCGGGTGAAGCTCGTTCAACCTTTCAGCACCTGCGTTATGTACATCAATAGTTCTCCACTCACTACAACCACCGTCTGCGTTAGAGGATTTTTGACCCTGAGCATAGTAATAGCTTACCTTACATGCTTTACCTTTTCTCAATAGTTGCAAAGAAATATCGAAATCTTCCATAACTTGAGTTCTATTCCACTCTATAGTAGAGGGGAAGGCTTCAAGGTTATAGCCAAGCACCCTCATATACCTTGTGTTTTCTACTGATAAATCTTCAACACGGTTATTACCTTCCCTAGCACTTATCCCTACATGAGCGTACCCATGATCCATCCATTCATCTAGTAAACCAAACAAAGCGTAGTATTCATCAGGCTCTAAATACCTGAGGTGCCAATCAGTAGGGCTTTTGCGGATATAGAAACGTAAGTCGTCGTCCAACATAACTATGCGAGGATCAGTGCTTTGTTCTACTATGTATTTTCGTTTAGCACTAATCCCTTTAACAAAAGCAGGGATAACCAGTTTAGGTACGTCTGGGTATTTATCATATTGGTCTTTTTCGTCTTCGTCTATAGCTAACACTACTGTACCGTGTTCTACCATACTTTTAGGAAAAAATTCTAGCGTCACTTGATTACGTGGTCTACCTCTTGTCGGGATGTATATTTTCATTGGGTCTCCTCTGGTTTTTCATACATAAATTGTTCTACTAAAATCAGGTATCTGCGTAGGTCGTGGATATCATCTATGATACCTTCTGGTCTCTTATCTTTTTGGATGGCGGTGAATACATCAAAATTATGGGCTTTAACTTGGTTTTCTATTCTATCCCATTTACGGGCTAGCATCATAAAAGCGCCTGTGCCTCCACGCTTGCGCCAACTATCCCCATAACTTTTTTCTGCTTCCATTAGTTCTTCTACGTCTTGCTCAGTTATATCAATCATTTCTTGAAATTTTTTTGGTAAAGACATTTTAGATACCTCCATATTCTTCTATAAGTTTACCGAGTAAATTTGAACCACGTTCATTGAGATCATGTTTAGCTAAAAACTCCACACCGTTACTGAAAACTGTATTCATGTTAGTGTTACCCATTTTTCTCTGACGCATACAGAAAAATAATAATTCGAACATATCTGCCTGTTTAAACAGTAAATATTCTGTTGGTGTTAAGTTTTCTGTGTAGTTTATATCTAATTTTTTCTCATAGTCTGCTTCTATATTTTTCAGCACCGTTGTTAATTCTGGATTATCCCATTTTACAGGGGCGGGTATATCTCCCGTATATAGTTCCGCTACATCATGAGTAAGTGCTCTCAATATAGCTGTCTTACTAATTTCAGGGTTTAGATATTGTAGTATCATAGCTACGCCCCATGAATGAGCTCCCACAGACTGCTCTCCGATAGTTTCTAATGTATGATATCTTTTTATAGTGCCGCCGCGCACCACTTCGAATAAATTATTTATGTTCATGGTTTGTATTTTGACCTTGGTCTGCCCTGACCGAGCCTTACTCTCTCATATTTATCAAACTCACACAAGCAATGCTCTATTTCTCTCATTTCTAAATTAGGTACATACTTTTCTAGTATGCCTTCTTGGTCAGAAAAATTCAATAATAGTTCCATTTCTTCAGTCAATTGAAAACCTTTAATGGTTTGATCTAACGGTCTACCGTAAATCCTATTTAACCCACGTTTCGCTCCTGGACCAGCATTAGCCCAAGTCATAATATCATCAGCATTTTCTAGATACTTACTATGACGTAGGTCTGTGACTACCTCATAAGCCATAAATCCACTAAACCCAGCATACGGTAAATACTCAGCCCAAGTTTTTTCTAGACTATTTTTATAAATAGTTGGTGGGTTTTCATATAAGGGTGTTAATATTTTATCTATGGTTTGCTCTACTTTAGTGCCTCCTAACGTACCAGTCAACATATATGCACCTGTATAAACTTTTTCTTTCCTATTCATTCTACCTTGCATTATAGCTTTAAGACGCTCAGGGTTCCAATGTTCAGGAAAACCTAGTTCTTCTAAAGTCTCTGGCCAATTAATTTGACGAGCCATAGCCATAGCAAAAGGAAGGTTGGGATGGTCGACATAAGGTTCTTTCCAATTTTCTCTAAGCCATATCGTTACTTTATCTAACTCACGAAAAACATTACAAAAACTATACGTTTGTAGTATTTCGTCTTTAGTCCACGGAAACTTTTCACCTTCCTGACGTTTACGGTAAATATTGTGTCTTTCATTTATATAGTAGAAAAACCTTTCTAGTTGGTCTTGAACCATTCTGGAACCTCTCTTTTAGTCCATTGTGCGAAACTCTGTTTTTCACCCATGTAGTAATTACGATATGCTTTTACAGGGTCATTGATTACTTTATACTCTTCAGGCATACACTGCGGTTGTTGTTGTAGTCCTTTACTTTCTATAGGCGGGGCGGGTAACGACAGTACAACATCAGCAGATTTATGGTTTTGAACCCTATCGTATCGCCAGCAAAACTCTTCGTTAAGATATATAGCTAATTCCTTTAACCACATCCAATTATCAAGGCTTTCTGCAGCCCATAGAGTACAGGGGTGTTTAGCGTGTACAGATTTATACGGGGCTGATTGACCGTTAATCCACAACGCAGTACACAACATTTGAGCAGACTCGAGTATCATTTTTGATACGTGTTTATCACAGTGCATTTCTGCACAGGATCGTATAGATTTATCTAGTTTAAATATATTCATATGTAATATTTTACTTTACTAGTAAAGGGAAAGTATAGCATGCTCGTAAAATTTTAAACGAAAAGAAACTCTTTCCTTGTTTTTCCTTTTATTATATGTAGGTTGTTTTTAGTTCGAGTGACCCCGACGTAGAAAGCTCTGCACTCATTGTCTGGGTTATTATATAATTCTTCCCATGTTTTTGTGGCTAGGTCTGTTATAAGTACAACATTTTCACACTCACCACCTTTTGCTGCGTGTATCGTATTGAGTTTTATTTTAGACGACACTAACTTTTCACCCTTCCTTAAACAGGATATCAAGTATTCTCTTTGTGTGTTTCCAATTAATTCAAAGGATTCATGCCAAATTCTGTCTGTTAATAAACCGTGGTCTTTTTTAAGCTCCTGTATACTTAATTGAGTGTCCCCCCTGACCGTTTTAAGCGTTTTGTATCCAGTTTTAACCCCCTTACCCGCTTTCATATATCCAAAGACCTTACGTATCCTTTCCGCGCTGATCTTATCCCCCTTTCTTAAAAACTCCCAGTCTCTTATAGAGTTGACTAAGTTTTCTGACACAGAGGGTTTATTGTTTTTCTGGAACACCCGACCACTGAGTTTAAGATGCTTTTCTACACTGTTTAATAGGTAGTTGTTTCTAGCTAAAAACAACCACTCCCCTGAGGAGATATCAACGTGTTCAAAACTGGTGTGGTATGAAACTGAACCTTCTTCTACTCTAGGTTGCCAAACTTTTTCTTTCCTATTACGTATTCTTTTAACTACACCAAGAGCTATGTCGTGAACCTTTCTAGGAACACGGTAGGACTGTCTTAAATATGTGTGGTTGCCTTTTAGGTTGATAAAATAGTCTACGTCTGCTCCTGCCCATCGATATATAGCTTGATCATCGTCACCTGCTATGAAAACATGCTCTACTCCTTCAGCTAGTTTTTCCACACATCTCCATTGTAGCGTGGATAAATCTTGAGCTTCGTCTATAATCAGTACGTCTAAATCTGGCTTTCCTTTAGAACTTATAAACATTTCTAGCATGTCTGTGTAATCGATTAAGAAGTTAGCTTCTTTGTATTTAAAGTAGTTTTTAATAAACCAATCAAAATGCATCCAAGATATATTTGAATCAGCATTGTTCCAGGTTTCACGATGCCCAGTACATTGACACCGTGCCATATTTTCTAGAAATAACATTTTGTCACCTTTACTGGCGAGTGACATAATATTTTCACCATCCCAAGCAGAGTTGATTCTTTCACCTATGACTCTACTAAAATCTCTCAAATTATTTCTAGCCATTACATCACTTCTGGTCATGCCTAGCCAGCTATAGCAAAGAGAGTGGAGAGTTCTAAAGTATGTAAGTTCTTTAGGGTCGTAGCCAAACTTAGACACCGCTCTAACCAATGCTTCGTTTGCTGCTTTTTTAGTAAACGCTACATAACCAAGTTTATCTGGTCTCACACCTGAGTTTAAAAAATCCTCTACTTTATCAAGTAAGTAAGTAGTTTTACCAGTCCCAGGTGGTCCAAGAACAATATTCCACACTACAGTCTTCCCTCTGAAAAGTTTTGAGTTTCTAATGTGATATCTTCTGACCTGTGCTCAAACTCATTGATATACCAGACATTAGTTCCTCTGCCTTTAATGTTCCAAAACTTAGGCTGTGCTTTTAGGTCTCGTAACTTAGAAGCGATCCTGTTAGTTTCCATATCGGTAAATCTGTGTTTAGCTAAGTAATCTTTTAAGTCTTTGATTCTAAAATACGTTTTCTTATCTTCTGTGAACGGTTTACCAAGTAGTATTTCATCCCTAGTGTTAGCCTGTGCCATATCTGTACAGAATGATTCGAGTAGTTCCATAAACTGACCTTCTATAGTCACGTCCTGACTTACTTCAATTATTTCCATACCACTATCCATAAGTGTTTGTATAAGGGTTTGCCAAGCTGGGTCTTTCATACGGGGTGGCATAATGTTTAATATTTCCATACACGCCCTTTGAAATTTAATTTGATTCTGCATTTGTTCTGTAGTTAGTTCTAAACGCTTGTCATTAATTGATAAAAACCACAGCGGTGGTTTAGTGTCTAGTTTAGATAGACTAGAAAATGTAGGCGCGGTATTACTTCCTCCGATACCAAACTTACAGCCACGACATTTAGCCACGTTACAGTAAGAGCGTATAGGTTCATCACTACATTTATAGTTGTATTCTTTTTTCTTAAGTGTACTTATCAAAGTCAGTACTTCTTGAGCGGGTAACGGTGGGTGGACATACTTGCGGTTGTACTCTTCTATTTCAGTTTGCCATTTTTCAGGGTTAGACTTTTTAAGATAAACACCTACGTTAAACAGACCATTGTTTCTAGTGCCTTGGGGAAACCCTTGTTTCAGTAACACTTGTAAACACGGTGGTCCATCTTTTATATCATCAAGTATCGGTACTTCTAAATTTATTAATTTATCGTGAGAGATAGAGCGTTTTTCTACGTGCTGAATAAAATCAGTGAGACTTAAGGCATTACCTTTAGGGTCAAATCCATAACGTAAGGACTCATCTCCCTCAAAATATGGCATGTTTAACCAAGAACCTATGTCACCTCGATCTACTAATATTTCTCTTTGTTTAGGAAATATTTCTACACCACCGTAACCTAGTCCTGCTGATATTTCTCTCAGCTTATCCTGCATGTCTCCTGCGGGAGCTTTTTCTTGAAGAAAACAATACACATGAGCACCACCGCTTTTACTTCGACAAACGACAAGTGGTAGTTTAAATTCTTCTATTTTTAGTACAAGTTTTTTTAAGTCTAGTGAATATATATCTATGTCTATAGCGCCCCACTTAACATGATTTTCTTCGTCAATAGGTACTACACCTAAACCTTCTTTACCACCGATATGATCTGTCCAATGCTTTAGCGTAGCTCCAACTGTTTTAATAGTTTTAGCTGTACCTTGAGTTTTTTGACCATATGAATTATTACTAACTGTAAAACTTCCATGAGCTCTAGCTGAGCCATAAAATATATCATATAGTTTTTGTGCGGTATCCAAACGAGCTACTCCTTACGGTGAGAAAACTAAGACCCTTTACTTTCTTTTACTTTGAAATGAAAGTAAAGGATCAACAAACGACTTTTTAGATTTCAGTTAAAAAGGAGCTTCATCTGTGTTAGTTTCCTTAGCTATAGGAGCGTCAGCGGTCACCGTGTTAGCAAAAAACTTTGCTGCTTCGTATAGATGCATCTCGCTTTCTGTTATAGCACCAACCGTTTCTACGTTCCAACCAAACCATGTGCCACGGTCATTTGACTCTGGTACTGTGGTTAGTTTATATTTATGGCTGTATGAAGGTGGGGTAAACACATTACCAGAGCTACCCTTAACTTTAATACTAGACATAACAGAGTTCCATGTACGAGATCTCTTTAACTGCGTACCTGCCATAGGAATCATAGCTTGCTGAAAAGAGTCTCCTTCTAATATCAGGACATAGTGTGTCGCAGAAGTTTGAATGTAATTACCGTTAGGCAATACATCTGCATAAGATGAATCTTTTGTAGTTTCACTTAAAATACTTGCATCCATATGCTGTTTAACCAAACCACCACCACTCTCTCGTGGTCCCCATTCTAAAAACAAACGCTTGTAGGCAACAGGTAGTACAAAACACGGGTTTTCTTGTGTATATAACTCTTTAGTCACCGTGTTAGTAATATCTCCAGAGGCTGCACCTTCAATATATTTACCATCACGTTTATTTACTTCTGGGCTTAACGCTTGTAGAATTTTTAAGCGGGGGATAGTAAAATCATCCGCTGTCATATTTTCTAAACCGCCACCCGCATCTACTTCAAAAGCAGAAGCTATAGTTACATCGGTTGATTTTTTCTCAGTTATATTTTTTTCTGGTTCTTTTTTCTCAGACATTATTTCTTAACCTTTATTTTTTGACCTATATAGACATTAAAGGTTTCCAAGGGTAGGTCTTTCCCTTGTTCCACCTGCTCTTTGACAACCGCTTTTAGGGTCATAGGCTCTACCCACTTTCTTTGAGAAAGTGAATGCCCTTCACCTGTAAGTTTTGTCATGAGTTGCTCAGCAGCTTCGTCTTCACCTCTTGAAAAGTTAGCTGAAACTGTATTTTTTATCACGTCTCCTAGACCGTTATGCTCTAACCAATTAAAACATAAGTCACGATTTTCTGGTGTAATTCTAGCAGAGTAATATTGTTGGATAGACATTTGTGTACCGTCAGATAATTTAAACTCACTGATACCTATCTCTCTTAATTTATTTGGTAGTATGTCTTCACTGAGTTTACGGTATTCTTCTTTTAATTCCTTGAGTTTAGTTTCTTCGATATCTATAATCGTTTGCATTGCTTTTAGCTTTCTACCTAGCTCACTGATATTATTTAAATCATCGGCTTTTATATCTATGTTTGAATCTTGCTCGATTTTATCGAAAAATGTACTCATAACACCTACCTATATTATTAATTAAATTCAATGACGGTGTGTCTATAACATTGATAAGGAAACAATAGTTATATTGGTGATAAATTAGACTTGAGGCAGCACCGTCAACTACCTTGGCTACTACTAATTACTTACCCTATTAGTATTATATAAAACTAAAAAATAATAAACCAGTTTGCTAAAACTTTTTAAGATTACTAATAAGTCAATAAGCAATTTCTTGAAACACTCTAGCTTAAAGGAGTTTGAGTACCTATTGGTAAACCTATTAACCCCCTATTAGCTATTAGCCGTTAGTCATTGGTAAGTTAAACTAAAACATGCTAGTATTTCCTTAGCTATATATTTTATACTTATTTATAAGTTATATATAGGAATCACTTTAATTATGCCTGAATTTTATTTCAAAACAAAACCGTATGAACATCAGTTAGAGGCTTTAAACAAATCTTACGACGAGGAAAAGTATGCTTTGTTTATGGAGATGGGGTGCGGTAAATCTAAAGTAATAATCGACAATTTTGTTTACCTATATAAAACAGGAAAAATAAACGGTGTCTTGATAATAGCTACTAAAGGAGTGTATGATACTTGGTACAGCAAAGAAATACCAACACATACTCCAGAAAACGAGGTTGATTATGTTAAAGTTAAGTGGTCTAACTCAAATTCTCAAAAGAATAAAAAATTATTAGAGTCTCTTTATGAAGACCCAAACAAACTTAGCATATTGATTATGAATACTGAAGCACTGAGTACGAAGAAAGGGACACAGTTCGCTACTAATTTTCTATTTAAACGTAAGACTATGTTTGTTGTAGACGAAAGCACCACAATAAAAAACCATCAAGCTAAAAGAACTGTAAACGCAGTACGCATAGGCAAGTACGCACATTATAAAAGAATACTTACAGGGAGTCCTGTGACTAAAAGTCCTTTAGATTTGTTTAGCCAGTGTAATTTTTTAGATCCTTCTTTACTAGGTTTCAGTAGTTACTATGCGTTTAGAGTACGGTACGCTGATTTAGTAGAACGTTCTGCAGGGGGCAGGACGTTTAAATTAGTAACAGGGTATAAAAACCTTACAGAGCTAAATGAACTCCTCGGTAAATTCAGTTACAGAGTCCTTAAAAAGGATTGCTTAGATTTACCAGACAAGGTTTACTTGAAACGTGTCATTTCAATGACAGACGAACAAAAAAGAGTGTATAAAGATTTACAGAAAAAAGCTCAGTCTTTACTAGGCGGTGACAAAGTAACTATCACACATTTGATTACACAGATTATAAGACTCCACCAAATTTCTTGCGGGTTTATCAAACTAGATAACGGAGTCATATCTGAACTACCGTCTCAAAGAATGGATGAGCTGTTGACCGTGCTAGAAGAAACAGACGGTAAAGTTATCATCTGGGCAAACTATAGACACGACATACAAAAGATAGAACAAACACTATCCAAGCTCTATGGTCCAGAGTCGGTAGGCACATACTATGGAGACGTAGATCAAGAGCGTAGGGAAGAAGTTATTAATAATTTTCAAAACCTTGATAACCCTTTAAGGTTTTTTGTAGGCAATACACAAACAGGTGGGTACGGTATCACACTGACCGCAGCAAGTACCGTCGTGTATTACTCCAATAACTACGACCTAGAAAAAAGGTTACAGTCAGAGGATAGAGCACATCGTATAGGTCAAACTAATAAAGTGACCTATATAGATATAGTTTGTGAACGTACAGTAGATGAAAAAATAGTCAAAGCGTTACGTCATAAACAATCTATTGCACAAACAGTTTTAGGCGAGGAACACTGGAAAGATTGGTTATTGTGAGTAAGGGTAGGGCAAAACTACTCCACCGTTCCGCATATATCTAGCACCACGATTCATGTCGGTAGCAGTCATAGGTTGCTGTTGCTGATAAATCGCACCACCTTGATTTTTTCTTGCTCGTCCTCCCCCGCCTCGTCTTTCCATACTAGATAAAGAAGGAAGACCCATTAACGGTTCTTGAATATAAGGATCTGATTCTCCAGTATATAAAGGCGAGTCCACGTAACCCTCTCCTGGAGGAATGTATGCCTCTGAAGCTGCTGCTCTATTAGCAACCCCCAATTCATAAGCCCCAGTAGTATCAGGTTTAGATTTTCCAAGATTGTTTAAATAGTCTCGAAAATCTCCTCCTATACGTGCGTGCATATCTTTAACTGCTTGTTGAGTTTCTTCTGGAGTTAATCTGTTATAGGGTAAGCCAGCATCTATTCTTGCTTGCTCGCGCATCGCATCAAACTCAGCATCTCTGGCTGCCTTGTCTATATCGTATTGACCTGATTCAGTATATTCATTACGCCCTGATTCAAAACTAGAACCAGCACCACTGTATAGATAAGCAGCAGGACTAATACTAAATGCAGATAAAGCTCCTGGAATAGATACCGTAACCCCTGGTTCGGCTTTTGAATTAGCTAATCCTTGTGCTCCAGAACCTGGCACTTGACCTGTTGATCCTGATGAGCCTCCATCTTCTCTTTTTGCAAGTTCCGCTTTTAACTCTGCTAAAGCCTTGGCTTTAATTTCTTTTGTTAAACTAGGGTCTTTGACCATTCCAGATAATTTATCAATAATTCCTTTAATTCCTTCATTGGGCATCGATGCACCGTATGCGTCTGCAGCTTCTGCAGCTGCTATAGCATTAGCAAGGTCTGACTGTATGTTACTAGCTGCATCTGGATTAGGTCCAGTTAATCCAAGTAATGCAGAATCTGCAGGATCTAAAGAAAATAAAGGATCAGCATATTCAGAGTATGTTTTTTCTGGAGCTCCACCTGTAAATCCACCACCTATACCGATATTACTACTGATAGAACCAAGACCACTACCCATGCCCGCTGATGCTGCCGCTGCTCCAGGGACACCGTACATTGTTTCTTTACCTGTTATAGATTCTGTAAGTGGATCTGTAGTTGCCCCCTCTATAGGGAGTGCTCCACCACCTGCTCCACCACCTGCTCCACCACCTGCTCCACTATCTGCTCCAAAATTTCCAAACGTGCGTCTTTGCATGGCATTAAGACCGATTTGATCAGGGATAGGCATTATGTTATTTTGACTTGGATTCACTAAATCTTCTGTGGTAAACCGACTTGTATTTTTAAAATTATCCATGATACCACCGCCTACAGACGGTTGACCCTGTCTTGTTTGAATGTTAGAAACTATGTCTGATAATATACCCAAGTTAATCTCCGTAACCGTATCGTAAAGGGACACCTAGTTTTCTCATAACATGTCCACCGTAATTCATTTCGTCTCGTTCTGTTTGCATCCCTGGACCAAATATGGTCATTTGTCTTTCTGTAACATCGGAAGGCGGTACTTCATCATCTGTAGCAAAAGTTAAACCTTCTCTACCCAACGCTCTTGCAAGTAATTTAGTTACAGGATCATTGAGTTTTTTAGCTGCGATTATAGCTTCATATAATGCTTCAGGATTTGTTAAAAGTCTCATTTCTTGACTTTTTTCTAGAGCGCCTTTAGCCATTTTACCAGCAGTTAAAGCACGCCCTGCAGTTGTAAACAGTCCGACGTAAGTACGTGCTCCTTGGTTCAAAATATTATACAACATTTTCTGTCCACGGTTAGCTTGCTCTACGTTTAAATCATCAAATACTTTTAATTTTTCTCCAATATTTTTCAAGTTTCTAGGGAAAGATTCTCCAAAAAACTCTGTTAATTGAGCTGAATATTCATCAGTATAGGTTATCAATTTTTGACCATTGAATGTTTTACCTAAAAAAATTCTTGACGATTCACCTTGTGTTGCTTTCATTAAATCGTCAACTATGTATCTTCTGTAACTATCTATTAATTCAGTAGACCCTTGTCTTTCGAGCATGGCTCGTAGTTCCATGGGCATAGATATGTTATCTTTTTTCCAAGAAGATTCAAATATTTCTTCTGGGCTGTTCGTCTTTATAATACCTTTTAAAGTACTCGAACTTTCTACCGCGTCTTTTAAATCAAATAAATCTTTTTGTCTTTTATTGTAACCATTAATAAAAGATTCAGGGCTTGTAAATTCTGCTACTTCATCAGGTGTGAAAAACCTATTGATTAATTTTTCATTTTCCGCCATAAATTTATTGTATTGATTACCCCCCTTCGGTCTTAACAAACCGTCAGGGTTAGTATCGTCTACAACTTTAGAGAAAAAATCACCACGTATCCCATCACGAAGACCGAAATACGCTCCTGTGTTTTCTGGATCCAGTACTATTTTATTTAAATAATCAGTGTCTACATTACTGCGTATTGCGGTTAGGACACTTTCATACGCTTGCTTGTCTCCTAGTTTATATTTATCAGACCCTGCTTTTTGTAAAGCAGTGATTCTTTTAATAAGATCATTATCAAAATCTAAATTAGACTGTTTAAACGCACCCTCTGCATCGTCATATATTTTAAGAGCATCTTTGTTGCCTTTATTCTGTAAAGCACTGCTTCGAAGAGTCATCATTTCTTCTCGTAAACGAAGTAAATCACTGTAGTCCCCGCCTTTAGCAGCGATTGAATCTATAGCTGTTTGTATTTGGCGGACATCGTTTTTATAGTTTTTAAAACCAACAGCTTTATTTTTCATTTTACCTGTTTGTTCTAAAAATGTACTAGCTAACGCTCTTACTTGTTCATTCGGTAGACCTGCGCCTTCCTGTCCTTTTAGGATACTTTCTGCTATTTGTTGTATAGAGCTGTAGTCAAAAGGTTTAGCATTCGCTGTGAACCCCGCTTTTTTATAAGCAGCATCAAATTGATTATCGACTTCTACTCTGTTTAATCTTTTCACCTCTACCGCTGTATCTCGTATAGCGAGACCTGCTTCGTCTGCAGGAATTTTACCGTTTGTTAGGTTTGTAAAAATGCTATCAGATTTTTGGGATAACTCGTCTATTTGATTTTGAATAGGTGCTTGTCTTTGTAGTAAGTCTACTCTTCCTGCTGCTTGTATACCCAGACCTTGATCTCTTCTAAGATATAAGTTGGCACCTTCTTCCGCTTGTTCTCTTGTCACTCCGTAATTTTCTATCAGGTTGTCTACAATTTTCACAAAGAATTTTTCTTGATCATCGTATTTTTCAGTCAACACCTTACCTAATCTTGTATTTTTCTTAGACTCAGCTCTTAGCATTTCTTCTAGTCTTGCTGCCATGCTCATAGAACCAGAGTCCCCCGCTAATGCAACCTGTGGGCTTGTTAGCGTCTTAGGATCAACTATTCCTTCTTTCTTCAAACTGTCGAAAGAGGTCATAAAATCTTCTTTATTTATAGGAAAACCACCTAGCCCTCTACCAGAAAATACTCTGTAGGCACCGTATGCAGCACCTGCACTAGCACCGAAAAGAGCGGTGAAACCTGCATCTTTCATAGCTCTAGCCTGAATATCATAGTTTTCTGGAATGTAGCCTTCTTTTTGCATGCGGTCTAAATGATAAGATCTAAAAAAGTATGTACCCATTGTTTCCATAGTAATTGCGGCAGGGATACTAGCAAGCGGAGAACCAGGAGAAGCAGCAATCGCTGCAACCAAAGCTGGTCCAACTTCAGCAGCAAGTGGTTTTAAAAACGCTTCTAAATCACCTGCGTTTATTCCAGGAGGATTGACTGGTCGAGGTTTACCCGTAACTGGATCATTGAATATAAATTGATTTTCCATAGTAGGATCAGTGCGTACATCCCAGTTAAAATCAGGAGGAATATCAGCTCCTGATTCTCTATAATTATCTTGTAATATTCGAGTGATTGAGTCTGGACCTGTTACAGGATCGTTCTTTATATCTTCAGGTAAGTATGATAAATCTCTTATAGTTTTTCCAGGAGTAGCTCCAGCTTCATAGTCTACTCCAGAAAATTTTGAGCGTGCGAGGGGAGAAGCTTGATCCATCATGTTTTCAGTTATAAACGGATCATTTGCCACTATACCTGCATCAATTGCTTTTTGTTCGCCTCTGGGTGTAATACCTGTTTCCCCGTAGATTCCAGGAAAATTATATTGAGGAGTATCGTATCCAAACTTGGCTAACGCGTCAGCTTTTGGTGTCCCGAAATCTGTATTAATTATACCAGTATAATCTGGTTGGGATTTTTGAGCACCAGATCTTTTTGCCAGTTCTGCGTCTAGCATTTGATTTATGATGTCAGTAGGTACACCCATTATGGAGTTCCACCTAACTGGGGGATTACTTCTATCAATCTAGGATCATCTTTAAGACGTTGTAATAAATACGGATTTATTGTTTTATTGAATGCTTCTGGATTTTTAGTTCTATAAAACTCTAATCTATTTAGAGGGTTTTTAGAATTGAGTATGTCATTGTATACGTCATCTATTGTTGAAGTACCGATACCTGATCTTTCCCCACCGCCTTCTGGTGTAGGTGCTAAGTAAGCAGGGTTAACAACTCTTGGAGTAGCGCCTTTACGAGTTATATCTCGCCAACTAGCAATATTTTCATCTGGTCTATCTCTTGATATTCCGATAGTTTCCCATTCATCACGTGCGTTTTGATCAAAAACAGCATCGTAGAACCCAATTGTTTCTGGTGCATATTCCATGTTTCCGGCTCTACGTGCTTGTTTAATTTTAAGTTCTTCTCCAGGAGCAAGTATTCTGGTTGTGTCGTACTTTCCTAGTGTGTCCACATACTGATCACGTTTGTCTATTGCTTCACCTGATAAGTCAAGTATTAAAGTTCTAAATTCTTCTGGAGAAGTAGCGAAAGCACCAGATCGAGCAAGAAATCTTTCAATATCTTTATCCGATATGTCCCGCCCTTTTTGATTATCACTCGCAGCACTTTGTAAAGCCAGTGTGAATATCATGGCGTTTATACGTTTTCTACCCAAACCAGATTCTTCTAAATATTTACCAAGACCTGTTGATGCAAATTGATCACCAAACTGAGTTTCGAACTCAGATAAATTCATGCTCTCGCCTTCGTCTCTCTTACCGTTACCGTTAGCATCATTATAAAAATCAAAACGGTCACCACCTCTCAACACTGTTCCAAACTGATCGACTTGATCGATAATATTTTTACCGACTGTTGTCAAAGTTCCTGCTGCACCGAAAGCGACAGGCGAACCACTTTGTTCCGCTTCTTCTAATACACCGAAAATATTACTCGCAGTTCTTAATATGTTTCTTGTGTTTGTATCTATCATGCGTACGTTAGCAGTTACTTCATTTTGTTTTTTACTCACTTCTCTTGGGGTTAAAAAACCTGAAAGAATACTAGGTTGACCCTTAGTCATAGTAAATGTTCCATCTGGGCTGACAACCACACTTTGACTATCGGTTACTGGAACATAGTTTTCATATCCAGGTTTCGCACCACCACCCTTACCACCGATTAAATTACTTTGTTCTTGAAAACTAACTTCACCTGTGTATATGTCCTGTACAGCGACAGAGTTCGCAGCTCCAACTTTAGTTATAGTTTTGTTAGGGTTATTTCCTACCCATTCGTTACGTTGCATTTCTGTGAATGCTTTTAGCTGACCGTCTACATTAAATAAAGTTTTCTTTAACAGCGCATCATGTCCAGGACTCACTATAAACCCTTTACTGCTCAAACTCCGAGCTTGCTCTTTTGATAATTGCAAAGCTACCCCGCCTGCCGATCCGTCAGGTACTCCATCTTTATTAATATCTTCCATAACACTGTACGCACCTATCTCTTTTTGATAAGGGGTTGCTCCAGGATACATATCAAGTTCTGCGTCTGTTAGGTAAGCTGGACCATTTTGTCCAGGAACTGCGTACGGGGCTTTTTTAGCTGTGATTAAACTTTGTCTAAGGGTGTTTCTTTGTTTAGCTGTAGCAAGTCCTAAGTCAGCAGCAAATCCTTGGATCTGTTTTGCTTGGTTTATATCGATACTTGCCATAGCATTTCGATAGGCTTTCTTTTCTTTATTAGAACCAACAGCATACTGCAGGAAAGCGTTAGATAAAGCTGTACCCCAGTCATCTCCGTTTGTACCAGAGTTAATAAGAGCAGCACCAGCAACTAGAAACGGTAAGGCTTCATCTGGTTTTGGTACAAACTTTTTAATATCGTCTGTATCTAAGTAGTTTTTAAAAGCGTCTAAATAAATTTCATTTGCTTCTGTTTGACTTTCAGGGTCAAGCCCATGAAATTTATATATTTGTTCCATGGTTGAATAGGTATTCACCCCATCTTGTGTTACTTCTTCGCCATCTCTCATAGCGGTGCCCATAGCAGAAGCAGCAGTGACCCTATCGTATAGGGTTGTTTCATTGTCTTCTTTATCAGAGTCTAGACCAAGATTATCTAAAGTAGTAGCCACCTCTTTTTCTATGTTGTCTGTTTCTGGTGTACTCACACCGCCTGCTATTTCAGTTATACTGTTGTCCGTGCCTGTGTTTTGTATCCCACCTACAGTATCCCCTACTCTGTTTGTTGTTTGGTTACGACCTACGATACCTTGAATCATTGAAGCAGGAAGACCAGTCATAGCCGTTATTTGATCAAAAGGTATACCACTGCTGGCGAGTTGTATTACCTGAGCGGTAGGATCACCCGCTAAGTCTCTGTCTGAATAAGGTGTGGTTATGCTGTTTTGATTCAACCCACTCAACATTCTGTCTGCTGGAACACTCATCTAGGATTGCTCCCTGGACCTTGGGTGTACCTTTCCCTGTTTTCATAATTTCCGTTTCCACCTCTCAAAGCCCCGTAAGCAGCAATCCCAGTGCCTGCAGCTTGCATTAACGGGTTGGTAGTTCTACCTGTTGAGGTTTGTCCTAATGTCGTACCTCCCATTGCTGGTGCAAAACTAGTAGCCATGCTTCCTGCTTGCCCGATAGCTTGTCCAGGCAAGTTGTAAGCCCCGACAAAGTTACCATAATCTAAGTCTAAGCCTCTTTGACCTTGTCCTTGTTGCATACCGCCCATACCGTATAGTCTTGCTATGTCAGTACCCATAAGACCTTGTTGAGCGCCACCGATATTACCTATCTGTGCCCCTAAATTACTGCCTAGTTGACCCATCTGGAAGCCCATATTACTTACGTCTCTACCAGCGCCCCCGTATAAGTCTGCGAGAGCTCCACCAAACGCTCCAAGTCCTCCAGCACTCTGTCCCATAAACCGTGCTTGCTCTGCTTGCCGAGCCTGTTGATTATTAAACGAAGATTGAGCTAAATTAGCAGCACGGTCTTGAGCCCCCATTCGTAAAGCACCGATGCCTTTTAATGCTCCTCTACCTATATCCTGTACTGCTTGACTTCTTTGTTCTCCACTTCTAGAACCAAATCCTGCACCTTTACCAAGCCCCATAGCTCTATTGAATATATCTGAACCTGCCATTCTTTCAGTTACATCGCTTAAAGATTGATCAACTACGTCTTCTGTGTATTGATTAGCAAAAGGAGCAATATCTTCTGGTCTAAATGCTCCCATTGCACCTGCGCCTAAGTCTACAGCGCCTCGTAACATTTGTTGACCTTCACCTATACCAGCAGTGCCACGGTCTACAGCTCCTTGAAATAATTGGGCACCTGCATCGTACCCTTGTGTAGCATCTGCCAAAGCACCTTCTGTTATAGCTTCTGATCTATCTAGATACGGGCTATATGAACCAACACCTTCAGACGACAACCTCATTGCTTCTTGTTGTGCTGGTGTAAAATCAGCTATACGTTGACCTTGGTATGTGTATGGGTTAGCACCTGCGACACCGAAACCTTGCATTTTATTATAAAGATCTTGGTTCAATAAAGGCATTATACCAGGAATACCCTGACCTGCACCTTGGTAAAACTGTGCTAAATAATTTGGTGGTAGTGTTTCACTGCGTGTATACCCTTCATCTATAGCCATTATGCTCTTCCTAATCCCATGTCCATTGCTTTGTTTTCATTAAAATTCATAAATTGATATAACTTTTCAATGCCTTTATCGTGGTTTCCGTCGCCTACGCCTTTCACACTTTGTTTTGTTAAAACAAACTCACCGTCTGCGAGTTTTGCGTTTACCGTATCTTTATCTCCGGAACCTTGTAGGTCTTGTATCCCACCGCCTGTTTGCCGTAGGTCTAATTCGTTCATATCGATTCCACCGCCTTGATTTGCGCTAAGTCTTTCAAATTGTGGAAACATCAAATCTGTGTAACTTTCATCGTCGTCTTTTTCCATTGCTCTAAAAAATGCTGCGGTAGAAGGATCTAAAGAAGCTATTGAAGAAGAAGGTAAACGAGAAGTTTCATCAAAACCGCTTCCTGTTCTTGAACCTTGTACACCATATTGACCCGAATCTGTAGCAGGTCTTAATGGGTTTTGTAGATAGCCATCTAATTCACCGCTTGGGGGAGGCATTCTTGCATCACCGCCTTGCTCTTCAAAACCACCCATGGCAGCTAATGCTGTTGCACCTACGCCAACTTTTCCTAGAGTACTTAAATTTTTGTAACTGTCACCTAATTTAAATCCTTCAGTAGTACCCGCTCCTGTACCAGACATACCTAACGCATTACCGCCTGCAGCACCTACATCTTGGAAAAATCCACCGATACCGCCTGCAGTGCTTTCAGTTGGACCAAGCATCTGACCTTTAGAAAGCATAAAACTATCACCGAAAGGGTTAAGTGATCCTAGTCCTTTTGAAACACCTAGATCACCTTGGACACCCATACCCTGAGCTACGCTACCACCTATGTATGAAGTTGCGGCAGATTTAAGAATGTCTTGTCTATTACCGCCTGCTGCTGCAGTACCTAGACTACCGCCTATCGCAGCACCCCCTGGTCCACCGATAGCGAACCCTATTACTCTACCTACGGTTGGAGCTATCTTTCTTAAAGTGTCTTTGAACCAACCAAACTCAGGAACACCAGTCAAAGGGTTTATAGAGTTTTCGTAATGACCTACTGTGTATCTATTGGGGTCTGTGTCGTGCCTTTGAAACGCATCAAACAATGCACGTCTTAATACTGGATCGTGTGCGATAGGTTTAGGTAAAACCATTTCACCTGCGGACAAATGTCCTACCGTAGTGTCTCCAAAACGACCATGAATGGCAATACTTTCTAGACCCTGTAAACTCATATAGTTCTTCCGCATTGGTGTGTTTACAAGTTTACCTCTTTTAATTTCATTTGTATATTCTTATGTATATGTTTTCTCAACACCATATCCTCTGTATGTCGTTCCAACTATTATAGATACGTTACCGTTAGTTGTTACAGTAACTTTCCCAAGCGTAGCTACGGCTTCGTAACCTTGTTCATCTGTAGGTGTGGAAAGACTTTCCCAATACAACCCTTTATATACTTGCAACGTTCCAATGTCCGTGTTCCATATTAAACTACCGTCATTGAATTTAACTTTATCCCTGTCTGTAGTGTTCATTTGACGTAGGTTATCGGGGTCAAACTCCCCTATGTTTATCTCTAACACCCGTACTAAACGATTATATGTCCCTGAACTAACAACGTCTTCTGTTTCAATAGGGAGTCTTGTTTGGAGTAATCTGCTCATCTTCTACCATCGGGTCTGACTTCCATACGGGTAGCGCCTAACCGCCAACCCGTAGATGTATTACCACTAACATTATCGTCATCAGATTCTACTCTCAACACAGCTTGTCTTGCTCTTGCCCTGATGTGTGTTTGTTGCGTAGAGCTTGTTATAGCAGAAGTACTAGACGTGTTTAAACTGTCTCCTGGAAAATTACGGGTTTTTAAAACTAAGTTTATAGAGCCGTTAGAACTGTTGTTTAAGAATTTTACATCAGGTATCATTTTAGTTATAAAAGCAAACTGCTCTCCGTCACCTATATCAAAATCAGAAGATTCTATGTAAACGTCTGTCATTGGACTTCCATCATCATTGTATCCAGTTTCATGATCATATAGATAATTATCACCAGTAGCCCGTGGTAAAGGTTCTACTCCTGCGTCTAACCAAGCGTGTCTTTCTAACAGACCATAAGACCAAACATTTTCCGCATAGTTATAAACAACATATCGGTCTATTTCTGTGCTCGAACTTGATGGGTAAAACCAACCAACTTCATCAAACATTGTGTTAGAAAACCCAAAAACCTTGTATACTTGACTTGAGTTAAAATCATCAAATATATAACTTAAAACAGTACACGGTACTTTTTTCACAGCACCAGTGTACACATAAAAATTATCATACCCCATCCAAAATACTCCAGAAGGAGCAGTGACTGCTGCTTTAGGGGAAATAAGTCCTGTGTTTTCATTGATTAAATTAATTCCAAAGGTAAACGGTGGTCCAATAAACTGCATACTGTATAAAGCAGTGTCTGTCCATATTAAAATTTCTTGTCTTGCTTTTACTGCGCCGATAATAGCACTACCAGAAGACAGTCGTAAATCTCCAGCAGTATTAGTGTTTAAAGTTTCAAAATCTAACGCATTTTCTTGATCACTAAAAGCTACCAACATAGGATCAGACTCTCCACTACGAGAAGAACCTTCCATTGGGTCTGCCCCCAGTATGATCAAATGCCTGTCTTTTTCAGAAGTTATAACCTGTAACCCTATGGTTGGAACATCGTGAGCTCCTGTTGTTGCCGCTAGTTCGGTAGCCCTAACAGAAGCACCGGTGTCTTCTATCCATCTATAGATGCCACCACCACGAGGATTGATAATTAAATTTTCCCCAAAATGATCATGAGTCCAAATTCTTAATTGATTATTTGCAGATATAGAACTAGAAGAACCAAATGTTCCAGCGCCCCAAGTTCCTGCACCCCAACCTGTACTTTGAACGTAAACATCTAAACCAACATTTATTTGATATGCTCCGTCTACACCAGAACCACCGTTACCGGAGTCAGAACCATTAGCTACAACAGCATCACCTGAAGTGTCTTTAGCCGTTATCGTATACGTATCAACAGTAGGTACTGAAACTATTTGATATTCTTGGTTTAAAACAGCAGCGGTAATCACACCACCAAGTGAAGCTGCTCCGCTAATAGTAACAAAATCATTTTCAGCTGCTCCGTGTGCATTATCTGTTGCCGTAATAGTAGAAGAACCATTAGTAGCAGCAAATACAATACCATTGGTAGTGGTAGCTCTAATAGGAGTGATGTCGTTAAACGCGTCTCCTTGTTGCACGTAGTATTTGAAAGTTGTCCCCACACCTAAATATCGAGTACCTGCTAAAGATACCCAAGCGTGAAGTGCACGAGCAATACCTACATATGTCTTAATCGTATTTTTAACCCAACCGCCTATTTTTTGAGGTCTCCCGTTTTTAAAACGAACGAGATTAGAATCAAACCAACCGCCTTCATTATCGTAAGCTGTTCCTTCTCGATTAACTCCAGGACGAAAAACAAATTTATTTAATGGCATATCAGCCCTCTATCATCATATTTTTTAAACGAATTGCTCGGTCACCGACTTGTTTAGCCCATTTTGAATCTAACATTTCATTTCCTGCAGATTCATAATCACTAGCTTTTACTGCTTTTAAAAAGTTTTTAAAATTCAGTAGTCTACTTAAACCAAGATTGAAACACATATTGACTAAAACTCTTTTTCTAATATCTGTTAATTTTTCAAACCAAAAAAATGTTCTATTTAATTCTTTGACACAATTGTTTATGTCGTTACTAAGTAGGTAATCAGACTCTTCTTCTGTTATACCTACATCGTCTAAATTTCTACCAACTCCGATAGTTAGCTTATCGGCAGAGCAGTGATAAGGTTTATAACGAACACCTTCATCTCTTTTCAATTCTTCAATTAGTTTTTTTAGATCCATTTTTATCTACCTTTTTTGTTGGGTCATTGTCACGATAATATTTTATTATAGCTAAATTTTGTCTAATATATCGTTTTATGTCTGATATATTATTTGACAAATTTTCGTAACCTTGGGATGTTAAACTGTAGTACGCTACCGCAGGAGCTTCACCGCTATCATATTCTGTTATGTATTCCCTCATATTTTCAGGGTTTAATATTTTCCATTTAATTTCTGCAGGTATAACAGATTCTGGTAAAGGAGGATGATACAAAGGGGCTGGTTTTTGTATAGTTACTATTTCTATTGGTTTGACTTCAGGTATGTTTTCAGTAAACATTCCAGAAAGAGTAGAACATCCACTCGTTAATATTGAAAAACTAATTAGTATTAATAACTTCATCAAACTGCCTTGGGTTTGTTAAATCTGTTAATTCTTGATTAACTTTTTTAGTTCCAGTGTTGACTATCCTTTCTATCAACGCTGGTTTAGCGATTGCTAGATTATTTAAATCATGTTTAGCAAATGTGTTTCTTAATTTAGTAACTTCAGCTTGCGCTGTTCTATTAGCTTCGTTTAATTGTGTTATTTTTTCTTGGTTTAATTTTTCTCTTTCTAGTTGTTGTTCTAGTTCAAGTTTATTCTGGGCTACTGCTTTTTCTAAAAGTTCCTGATTATTCATAGCTACACTGAGCTCTATTCTTAATTTTTCTATCTGTGTTTTCTGTAAATTTATATACATTGCACTTCCAGACAAACTTACGATCAATAGTCCACCTAAAATTATGTTTGTTTGTATACCCATTATATTAGTTTAACCTAAATAGATCAATATTTAAACATCCCATGTATACACCTGTAGAAGCTGGAATAAAAAACAATCCAAGCAATACAGCTAATGGTGCGTATTTAATCAAACTGGTTTACCGTTACGGTTTTATTACATGACGAAGTGCAATCTAAAGTCACTGTGTAGTTTTTATTGGTGCTACCTGTCTGAGTTGCGTTGACAGTGTAAGAACCTTGTTTGACTAAAATATTGCCAGTATGAAGACCGTTACCGCTTTGCGTTAGGTTTACGGTGTTGTTATCGGCAGGATTATTACGAAACTCGATGTCACCGTCTTTTGCCCCGCTACCTGATTGGGTAATCGTAGCATCGTTATTGTTACAGTTGCTACAGCTCTTTATATAACCGTTATGATTACCAGTACCTGATTGACTTATCGCCCATGTACTATCATCACCAAAGGCATACATTTTTGCGTAGAAGTTTGAGCCTGTCTGAGTAATGGTATAAGCGTTGTCATCACCTTTCATATAGATAATACCAGTGTTTGAGTTACCTGTTTGAGTAATAATAGCTACGTTATCGTCATCATCTAGGTCAATATACGCATTGTTTGAGTTTCCATTTTGATTAATCGTGTATACATTGTCATTGTGATTGGTTATTTGAGAATACGTTCTTGCTGTATTGCTAGTTCCGTGTTGGTCTATTGTTATGGTTGCATTAGAGCATGAGTGTGTAGCGTATGCACCACCGCTTAACCCACACCATACTGTTGCAGTATTTGATGTGCCAGATTGATCTATCGACATTGAAGTGCTTGTACCTTTAGTTTGAATAGCAATAGTGTTATCAGATGCGTATGCTAAATGAGTAACTATCCACAATAAAACAATGTAACTAATTAGACTGATTAATAGAGATCTCACTTTCACCACCTCCGTTAATTGTCATATTTATTTCTTTGCCTGCGCTTAAAATATCAATATTATAAGTACCGTCTTTATCTAATTCTAAGTCAATCGTATTTTCAACAGACCTAAAGAAAGTTAATACCGAGCCTTCTACAAATGTATATGACTGATTTATAGGGTCAAAGCCAGCTTTAACACCTTCAATTTCTACACCATTTAAAATGCTAACTTGAGCTTTTGAACCTACACTATTGTCTATAATGTCTAAAAGATCAGTCAAAAAATCTACGTTAAGTAGGTCGATATCTAAACGATCTATATCGTCAAACTCTTCATCAAGGTAATCTTTTTCCAGCTCAGTTTCTTCAAGTAAATCAATATCTAAAAGGCTGCCTGATGCATTTTGCTCAGCTACGGCACGTTCAGTTTCTTCTGGTGGATTAACAATTAACATATTATCTATAAAATCAAGCGTCAGGTTTTCTAACACGACAGGTTTGGTTGGAGCAGACTCTGCTACAGTCACTACAGTAGCTTGGAAAGGTTGGTTCATGACTACAGTTCCAGCAAAAGTTGTCACCGTTATTTCACCACTAGATGTACCGTCAGGATTAGGTAGAAGTATAACTAAACTGCGTCCTGTTTCATCAACGCTTACTGTAAAATCAGTTCCACGAATTCCAATAGTTGCACTATTAGTTCGTATTTTTATATTTTCTTTTTTGATTCGTTTAAGTTTTCCAGTAACAAAACGACCCGTTCCTTTGACGAAGTTGAGCGACAATGTAGATTTTTCAGGGTTTGGATCAAAAATGTATTCGTCAATAACAATCTTACTATGTTCAGTAAGCCTAATAACGCTATCGTCAATAAACTGAATAGCAATACGCCCGTTGCCAGTACGCACATCGTCATTGCTAAAGATATTGAGAGCAAGCTCTGCAAGTAGTTTATCCGATTGATTCTTTCGTATAATTTCGCCATTGCCTTTTATTTCAGAAATTAAGCCTATGTCTGCAAGTGCAAACGCCGGTATAAAAATTAACAGCCAGAAGTGCATTGATCTATATCAATCGTACCACTTGAAGTTGTTGCTATAATACTTAAAATACCCGTTGTAGAACCGCCTGCGTTTGTTTGGTCAACGTCAATGTTATTACTGTTTCCTGTAATGACACCTGTAATTGAGTGGTTTGCGTTCCCAGTTTGGGTAGTATCTATATCATTAGAGTTGCCGCTCACTGTCCAGCTATTTACGCACCCAACTACTTCACATCTAACATTAACATCATTAGATGTTCCCGTAACTGCGAAATCTTGATTACCCGATGTAGCCGCCGCACTTGCTCCTTGCACAAAAGTTAAAACATTAGAGTCTCCAGTGGCGGCATAGTCAAAGTCAGTGCCCGCTATATCACCTGAACCCCCGCCCACGATACTTGATACGTTACTATCACCTGTCGTATTAACGGTGAAGCTCGTATTATTACCTTGAGCTACCGTAGCGGCTAACGTATTCGAGTCCCCTGTCTGGTCAACATCAACGGTTATTGTAGTACCTGTGAAAGTGGCTCTTGTCCCTGTTGTACCCACTACGTTGCTGTTACCTATTTGATCTATATTCATAGTCAATGCTGTACCAGATTGGGTAATATATATACTGTTATTTGCGCCTAATGCTATAGTCCCTGAAACAACAAAAGCTAGAAATACCGCACTCCACATTATTGCATTGTAAATCTTCATTTTATTCCCCTTCTTTATAATCCCACATATCAAGTTCAATCCCTTGTATTATTAATGCGTAAACTGCGGTTTCTATTGCAATTTTTACTGCATACCCCACAGTTTCGTTTTCGGTTAAACCCGACTCTATCTCAACTAATTCTGTCCCTGCTTCATAGAATTTAAAAACATCAGAACCGGCCCCTGCTGAAAATATTGTTTTACTGGTTGACACGTTAAGTAATATTTCACCTGTCTGTACCAACACGGCTCGTAAAGATACTGTAACACGATCTCGCCTGTAACGGTTATTAACGCCAATACCCAAGTATCTTGCGCCAATACCGCCGGTTAAATAATTACTGTCGTAAGAAATTATACCGCCTTCCATAATTAAACCGGAGTAAAGCAAAGGCTGTAATTTATTAGCCCCTTCCCCGTCGTAAGTAGTTCTAGTATTAACTATTAATTGACGCTCCCTGGTTAAATTGGCTAAACCAATTCTTTCTATCACAGTAAACCAAGTACCCCGACCGGCATTCATTAAAGCTTCAATAAGGTATAAATCACCACCTTGGGTTACAGCGGTACTAAACAAAGCCATGTTATCTGCGTCTTTACGTTGTCCCGTTAAATCGGGAAATTTATAAACAGAAATTACTGCTTTTTGTTTTGGTGCAGGAAGGTTAACTAAGGAACTTAAAGAAGGTCTTTCTATTATGGGCCCTTCCTTGTCTCCAATTACAGCAAGTGGTGCGCAACCGTAAAGAAAAAATGCTAAGACTAAGGCGCGCATGGCGCATCTGCACAAATCCCAAAGGAATTTATAGGAATTCTAATTTCTGTGGTAACGCCGTCTATGTCAAGAATTGTCAAGACAATTTCTGTGCCGGTGTTTAAAAAATTAATAGTGTTCCCCTCTAAATCAATAGAGCCCCCCGTGCCACCCTCGTCGTTAAACAATGATTCAGCAAGGTCTTGACTTAAACGACTAAATATCCTTGACTCTAGGTTTCTTACAAATTTTGCAAGCGTTGTGTTATCAAGCTCTCTTGCTGCTTCGTCAATAGCCGATTGAATGTCTTCAGCTATTTTTAGCTTTCGCGAGGCTTCCTGTTCGTCAACAGTTAAATAATGAGCCGATGTACCAATACCATTAAACGCTGGGTTTTTAAATTGAAAAACAATTGTGTTAGCTTCAGTAGCTTTAAACAAGAAAGACAGTAATATAATTCCGCTTATTAATAATAACCGGTTATTGTTTGGGTTTTTTGTTGTCATTGTTTTCTTTTAACTCCAACACC